ATGTCAAAATTTGGAAGCCTCCGCAAACTCCCCTCCGGAAAAATCCAAGCCCGCTACAACCATCAAGGCACAACTCACAAAGCGCCCGAGACGTTCAGTACACGGCGCCGCGCCATCGCATGGCTCGCGGAAGAAGAAAAACTCATCGAATTCGACGAATGGACACCACCAGCCCAACGGGAACAACAAAAAGCCAAAGCAGCGGAACAGGCAAACGCCCACACACCAACAGTGGGTGAGTGGTTCAACATCTACTACGCGTCACTGAGTAGCAGACCGAAGCCCATCAAGCAGTCCACCCTGCAGAACTACCAGCGCACCGTCTCTAACCGCATCACCGCGCCACTACCGCCGGGTGACGTCAACCTAGACATCACACGACTTGCATACATCCCCATCACAGAGCTAAAAAAGGACGATGTGTACCGCTGGTGGGACGCGATCAACGCGGAATACCCAACGATCACGACGAACCAGCGCGCCTACAAGTGCCTTAGCTCTGCCATGAAGCACGCCGTTGAACGTGAGCTGATCCCCGCTAATCCTGTCCAGATCAAAACGGCATCTGTGAAGGTGAAGCCGAAAGAAAAGTACCTCCCATCTGACGCTGAGCTGGAAGCGATCATGGAAGCCACGTCACCACGGTATAAGGTGCTAACCTCGCTGACCCTGTTTCATGGGCTACGCATTGGTGAAGCGATCGGTCTAGAGCGCAGGCATGTGAAGGTGCGCGGGGAAGTCCCATACGCACCACGTGTAGTGGTCACGGTCGAGCAAAACGCACAACGTCTCACCGAGACGCTAGAAGACGGCTCCCGGCACACGTATTTGATGTGGCAAACCCCCAAAACGGAATCAGGGTATCGTGAGGTCCCGATCATGCGACGCCACACCATGCTGTTTCTTGAGCACTTAGCGACGTATGAGCCAGTGGAGTGCGAGATCAGATCCACAGACGGTCCCCGCACCATTACCCCGCTGACCGTAACGGCTGCCGGTGCTCCAGTCATGGACACAAGCTTCAGAAGCAGACTCAACACTGCTGAGACACGCGCCGGCGTGACAACGGAAATTGACCCTCACTGTGGCAGAAATTGGCTGATCACACGACTGGCAGAACAAGGCGCGCACTTAAAAGAGATTGGTGCACTGTTGGGACAGTCTGATCTGGAGACGATCATGAAGGTATATATGAAGGTTCGCGCTGGGCGTACTGACACGTTGATGGATAAAGTGAATGACAGCCTAGGGTAGGGGGCTGCGGTGTGTTTATGGGTGATTTTTTACTGGGCTGCCGGGCCTGTTGGCGTGCCAGGTTTTGACTTCTTCGGCATCCCAGAGTGGCGTTCTGCCGTCGAGGTGCGCTACAGGGGCTGGGGTGCGGTGGTTGGCGGCGTAGTTTGTCCAAGTGCGTGGTGTGATCCCGACGTGGGTGGCACAGTCGGCGACGCGCCAGAGTTCGCGCCCGGTGTCTTTGTCGGTGATGATGGGGTGCATTATTTGTCCCTGATTTGGGCAGTGTAGAGGTTGTAGAGGGCAAGTGCGGTGACAGCTGCGACAAGTAGCCAGATTGGGTTTGGTGTGGTGGCGTAGATTCCTGCTATTACGAGCGCGGCGATGGCGCTGGTTGTGCGCCCTGGGTTCCTCATGATGGTTGCTCCTTTTGATGTATTGTGGGGGGAGGCCCCGAGGGGCTGGCTACTTGGTTTAGCCAGCGCCCGGGGTTATTTGCGGTGTTTACCCTTGTATCTCGGTTTCCGGTTCTGCCAAACCTGGATGGTTTGGAGGATTACCGCGATGATTCCGAGGATTAGCTCTGGGCTTAACATCACTCTCCCTTCACTATTCTTTTTTGGTTGTGCATCTCTCACCTGCACTACAATCATTATAACGTAGTAGAACGTTATGTGTCAAGTGGGCAAACCCTTAAACTCTTCCTTTTTCATACAAGCCCCGCCACACACCAAGAAGCTCCACCGTCACACCCAACTCCGCAGCAATCAGCTGCGCCCGGGCATCAAAAATACGCTCCGCAAGCTCATACTCCACAGGCGACACCAACAACCTCGCCGCAAACCGGTCAGCCTGCAACTCCTGCCTACCACTAGCTGGAGCCGGATGCCCCAACCGCATATGCGCAAGCTCATGCGCCAAGGTGCAACGAGTAGTGACATCATCCATGCCGTGACGCACGCTAATCCTGTTGCAGTGCGGCATCCATGCCCCTTTGGGCCCACCTTTATGCCACACGATGGTGACACCAGCCGCTTCGGCTAGGTGGATGAGGTCGTTAGTCGATGGGGTTTTCACCTCGGCTTAATTCCTTCACTTCCTGCTCCAACTGCTTCATATCAAGCTCATTAACCCCTTGGTCAATAACGCCCTGATACTTATCCCACTCGCTTTTGGCCTTGTTCACAGCCTGCTTGTGCGACCGGTCCCCAAAACCTTGAAGTACATCTCGGTCATTAAAAACAAGCCAGGCATCAGTCTTTGCCATCCAATCCTTAAGAAGCAGGGTTTTCCTGCGTTCAGCCTGATCTTCTGCATAGTCAAGGAACATCGTCGTAAGGCGATTCATGCGCCGCAGCTCGTCGTCGGTGAGGAAATTCTTAGCCACCATCATGTCTGACTTATGTGGGACTTCACCTGCCCATGTGGTCAGACCTGCATTGGCTTTTCTATGGTCGGCACGCTTGAAAATGATTTGTGCGGCAGTGTGGTGATGGGTCGCGTAGTGGAGCCGGTTCTGGATTCCAGCGAAGAAATTCCGGACTTCGGTGTAGGACTTTTTCTCTTCGTAGTCGTCGCTGGTTTTCGCGATAACATCGCAAATCTTGCGGAAGAATTGCCGTTCAGAGGCTCTGATTTCTCGAATCCGCTCGAGTAGTTCATCAAAGTGGGTATCCGTACCGTCATTTTTCAGGCGTTTGTCATCCATTGCGAAACCTTTGATGAGGTATTCGGTGAGTACTTCTGTTGCCCATTTGCGGAACTGGCTACCGCGGGGGCCGCGCACTCGGTACCCGACGGCGAGGATGGCTTCGAGATTGTAGTGTTCAATTCTGCGTCGAACGGTTCGCCCCTGTTCAAGGGCAACATTTTCCATTTTGGAAATAGTTGCTTCGCGGGATAGTTCGCCGTCGGTGTAGATCGTTTTGAGATGTTTGCTGATAGCGGAGACGCCGACGTCGAAGAGTTCGGCCATTTGTTTTTGTGTGAGCCAGGCGGTGCCTTGTTTGAGTTGCAGGCGGACGTGTGCGGCTCCGTCTTCTGTTGTGTAGATCGCGATTTGGCTTGGGTTAGTCAATTGGGTCTTCACCTCGGTTTAGTCGTTCTTCGGTTTCGTCTGGGCTGCTGTCTGCTGCGTGGGGTATGCGGTAGTCGAATTCTTGTACTGTGCCGTCATCGTAGTCAGCGGGCGGGACGGCATGGAGGCCATTGGCTAGACTTCTTCTTAGGTCAGGGTGCGCGGCCTTGCATGTGGTGCGCTTTGGTCAGCGTCTCCTTCTCGTGTCCTTTCGCCAAGTTGAGCGCGAGAGGGAGCTGTTTACTCTTTTATCGCAGAGAACGCGCACGCGCACGAAGTTCGTCCGCGTAATCATAAATAGCTGCGATGTCTTCTAGATCATGATGCTTCTCAACCTTGTTCTCGTCGAAGATCCCGATGCGAGGGATCTTCCTGTCAAAGTACAGTCGCGCGATTGGTTTGCGGTTATTGTCTTGGTAGAGGACTGCACAGTAAGACTTTGCGTCTCGCATAACGATGTCTTTTGCTGGTACTTCGGAGCAGCAAATAGCGCGAATAATGCTGTAGCCTTCGATCTCCTCCTCTGTTGTCACGATGTCCCCTTGCGGTTCATCGCCATCGTCTAGTGCTGCCTGTGGAGCAGAAGCGGTATTTGGTCGCTCGACGTCGGTCGGCATTGCCCCAGCAGGGTCTTCTAGATCCTGCGCTGAACGGAGTCGTCGGTTAGCCTCATCACGGAGGAATTGGCTCGATGCAGTGGCTACGATGCTTGTAAATGTTTCGAGGTTCTGCGCTGTCATGCGCTTTGTTGTCACCTTGCCAGCCAGCCATTTAACCCATTCGTCGATTGGTTCCTTGAACAGCCCGGCGATCAGTTTCTTAATCTCAGCAATATATTTCAGTTCTTCTGCATTCGCCGCGATGGTATCGGAGTCGAATTGCGCTTTTGTGCACATTTCGAGGTATGGGAACACGCGAGGGTCGATGTTGCCAAGATCAATTGTCATGAACGGCTTTTCGTCCATGCGGTTCATCGCATCGAGTTGCGCGTAGAACTGGTAGACCTCGCCATTGGTGAGGATCGCGAACTCGGTGTCGGTGACGTTGAAGTACCTGACAAGCTGGTTTGCATGGTCGAGGTTTAGCGGTTCGCCTACTTTCTTGCACTCGATGAGGAACCGGAAGTCTTCGCCTGATTTGATGGCAAAGTCGACCTTTTCGCCCTTCTTGACCCCGATGTCTGCTGTGTATTCCGGGATTACCTCACGCGGGTCTGTGACGTCGTATCCAAGGACGTTGCTGATGAATGGGATGATGAATGCGGTCTTTGTTGCTTCTTCGGTTTCGATGATGGGTTTGAGTTCTCGCACTCGACGCGCTAGGTCTTCAATTGCTTGGTTGATACTCATGGGACGGCGATCCTTTCGTACATGTTTTGCCACACTTCGACGAGGTGTGGTGTTACGCCTAGCTCGTATGCTATTCCGCTGGCGTGGCCGTCGTGTAGTTTTTCGGCGAGGCGGTACTCAGCGGGGGTGATGAGTATTTGGGCGGCGAATTGGTCTGCTCGACGTTCGAGGCGTGGGTCGCCGTGGATGTCATCACCGTGCCACGCGTGCCCGAGTTCGTGGGCTAGGACTGAGTTGTAATTCCATCGGTCTAGCCCGTGGCGGATGAGGATGAGCCGGCTGTGGTGTATGTACATGCCGTCTATCCCTTTTGGTAGGTCTTTGGCCTCAAGGATACGCACGCCTAGATGTTGAGATAGCTCGTCTAGGTTCATGCTGTTTTCTCCTTATGGTGATTCTGGTTCTGTAAGTTCGGTCGTGGCTGGGTGCGCGGCTCCACGGAGTTGGTACGCTTCGCGGATCGCTGCGGCTGCTTCGTCATCGCTGATGGCTCTGACATGCGGGGGAGGTACGGGGGAGCTGCGACGGCGTTCTGTGAGGTCAGTAATGCCGTTGATGGAGGTTGTGAGGGCTTCTGTTTTGAGCCCTTTGAGCATTCTTCTCAGGACCTCATCCGCAAGATCTTCCTCAGAGACCTCTTTGAGTGCGGTAGCTGGGTCGACCTCTACAGCGTATTTCTCATCCAGATAACCAGTGTCTACTAGCGCCCTCACCGGGTGCGTGTTGTAAGCGATGGCGATGGATATCACGTTCTCTGCTGTGATGCTTCCCTTTTCAACCTGCCGTGCAAAAGTTCTTGGCACGATTCCAGACCTCGTGGCGACAGCATTAACGGCGCTATCGCCGGTCACTGTGTGGAGCCATTCTGCGTGTGTCATAAACATAACCCTACTGTAGTCTTGCCACTTTGGCAAGCGTTCTAACTGGGGGAATGTAAATTTTTCAAAGAAGAGTTGACAAAATGGCTAGCACTTTGTCATACTGACAAGGCAAGCGACAAACTGGCTAGGAGGTGAAATGATCCGACTTAATCCAACAGTATTAGACAGAGCGAAAGAACTTACTGGAGCGAGAAGCGACGACCAACTAGGACAAGCATTCCTCAATCTCACGGGCGCAACAATCCGAGCATATCGAGCAGGAAAATCTGTGCCAAACATCATCACGGTCGCTCGTCTGAAGCAGATCACCGGAATCCCACTAGACCAAATGGTCATCGAAGAAGCTAACGAAATCGCAGTATGAACCCCATAGATATGAAAGGAGCCCCGACATGAGTAAGCATGACGGAGCTGGTAGCCAGATTATACCACTCGTTAATAATGACGGAATTCAAGCAGTCTCAGGCCGTGACCTCCACGACTTCCTTGAAGTGAAAGAACGGTACACGCAGTGGATCGCCCGCCATATCGAAAAGTACAGTTTTTCCGAAGGTCAGGACTTTATCCGAGATTTCGGAAAAAGTACCGGTGGCCGCCCGTTAGAGAATCACGTTCTTTCGATGGACATGGCTAAGGAACTTGCAATGCTCCAAGGCAACGAGAAAGGTAAGCAGGCCCGCCAGTATTTCATCGAGTGTGAGAAGAAAGCTCGCGCCCCGAAGATCAACGGCGCGGAACTAACCCGCCTCGAGCTAATTCAAATCGCAATGAATGCCGAAACCGAACGTCTTGCACTCGAAGCGAAAAACAAGGAACTCGAGCCAAAAGCCGACGCTTATGACTCTTTCCTAGATGCAACCGGGAAATACCCCGTGGGGGCGGTAGCCAAAATGCTAGGCATGGGGCAAAACAAGCTTTTCCGCGAGCTAAGGAACCGCGGGGTGCTTATCTCAAAGGGCGCGATGCGCAATACACCTTACCAGCAGTATATGCATCATTTTGAGGTGAAAGCGCATGAATATGAGCGCTCTAGTGGGGAAATGGGTTGCTCATACACCACTTATGTTCAGCCCTCCGGGATCGATTTCATCCGCAAAAAGCTAGACCTACCCACCATCGACCCGCTACCAGAGGCGGCGTAAGGAACCGTAATGAAAATCGCGAAACTCAACATCAACTGCACAGAAACCGGCATCAACCTGGACGTTGATGGCGCTCCGGAGGGGATACATATCGAATACGAAATTCTGCCAGATATCACTAAAGCCCTCATGGAATGCGCCTTGGGCAACCAAGCGGCCACCCAAGACGACTAGCAACTACTTCGACTTCTTAGACCGGGACTCGGAAACCGTGGTCTTAGGATGTCGAGCCGCAGTGGAGGCCTTTACGAACCTCCCAGTAATAGCACTTCTGTACACTTTGCCGGCACTTTTACTCGAAGACTTACCCACTGCTATCACCTCACTTTCCGGGGAAACATCCCCAACACAAGTGAAGCACACAAAGCCCCTCGGCAAGAGCTAAAGCGGCATAAGAAAAAGCCCCGTTGCAGCGGGGCTAAACAAAAACAATCCATCAAGGAGCATACACGATGAACCCACAAGAACGCATCAGTGAAATCCTCAACCGCCTCGACGAACTAGAAATCCTCATCGCAAACACCTTCGCATTCGACCGCGAGCAAGCCAAAGCATTCCTATTAGAAGCAAACAACCTCGGCCTAGAACTCGACGACCTCTACGAACAAGAGGCACAAGCATGAACACTCCACCCCTGACCCCAGAATGGCTCACCATTGAACAGGCCTCGCAATACACGCAGGTAGGGGAGCGCACGATCCGCGCCCTCGTCGATGAAAAGAAGCTCGAAGCCACGTTCTTCTCGCCGAGGAATCTCCGTGTGAAGCGCTCGTCGATTGATGAGTACGCCAAGAAAAACACCGTCAAATAACAAGAAAGCACCACCGCAAATGTTTATCCCAACTTCCACCATGATCGCGATTTTTTCTCTTCTCGCTGTGTTATCTGGCTGTGTGATCTGGCTACTAATACTCACATCCCGCATGGCACAGGACTTCATGGCCCTGCACGAATGCAACCAGAACATTTGCGACGATCTGAACTTTTGCGAGCGGGTTGCTTTACAGGCCCGTGGGGCTGTAGACGCACTCGCCACAGCGTCGGCAGAAACCGCGTTCTACATCAAAGACCTCTACGAGGAAATGGGCATCCCGACGCCGGATTACGCCGCTTACCTCGAGCAGCTCGATGATCTCGAGGTACCCGAAACGGCGCACGCCGCCTAAGCAAACGCCCTACTGGCAGACCCCCAGCGTTCGAGTCCTGGGAGGGCACAAGGCCCACGGGCCGTGATATTTGAGAACTCAACAGTGAAACGCGCCGGTGATACTTACACCCAAATAGCCGTTCTAAGTACCACGCAAAGTGGCCGCTGCGGTGGGTGGCGATGGAACCAGCAATGGGGTAGCGCCCAATGCTGAGGTAACGGCCGGCGCAGTATAAATCCTGTTCCACCCGCCCTGTAGGCGGCTTGCGAGGTTCACGACCTCGGTGGAGCACATGGGGTGTGAAAACTGGTTTTTAGCCGTCATTTTGCCAGCCAAGGCCTGCCATGACCGGCGATACTCCAGTGCCGGAGCTACGCCTGCACCCCGCACACGACATCCGATAAGAAAGGAGAAAACGATGAACACAGTATTAGCCATACTCGACTTAGTATTAATTACTTTCACGATCGTTTTTATTAGAAGCACGATCATCTTGAACCGTAAGACTGACGCCAAACTGGATAGAGCTCGGAGGCTCATCGAGCGTGCGCAAAGAATTCAGGAAGGCATGCGTTTTATCGATAATCCTAAAGATTAAGGTGCTCCCACAACGCTGTAGCAGGTACACGCTGCTCATGACGTGTGCCGCCTGCGTCGACCCATTGCAGTTTTACGTCGCTAAGAAGTGATGGCCGCCTATCGAATTTAATGTTCCGACGCTCTAGTGGGTCCATGATGCTGACACCGACATTACCGGTCTCAAGTGAAGAGCACGTGATGCTTATGTCATGTATGCGCTCGGGGAATCCGCTGATGATGCGGATTCCGTCCTTTTGATTAGGGAGTTCTGGCGATAGAGCGTCGACATACAACTTTTGTTTTTCTGCGGCACTGTCGATCGCCTGACTGAGGCGCATTCGTTCGGAGATTTCGTTAGCTTCTTCCGCTAGACGTATTGCTTTTTCTGCTTTAGCGTCTGCTCTTGTTGCTTGCCACCATGCTGCCGCTGATGCGGAAAGAGACGCGAGTACTCCGGCTGCTGCTAATAGCGTCGTTAACATTCTGTCGATTTTAGAGGTTGCGTAGCGACTTTTTTGTAATTTTTGCCCCGTCGTCTGCTGGTACCAGGCGGCGGGGCGTTTTTGATCTTTCGAAAGGAGATCACCATGAACACTACACCACCATGTGAGGGAGGGAAGCGGCCATGGATGGTGCGCTGACCTACACCGAAGCAGAAACCGCGGCCCTATGCGGTATCAAAAAATCCACGTTTCAGCAGCGTGCCCGAGAGGGGAGACTCCCGCCGGACATCCAGGCGGCGATGCTGAATTTTGAGAACCCGCGAGTCTATGTCAAAAGCAAAATTGATGCACTTCTCGGGGGTTCTTATACCCAAAATTAAAGTCACAGTGACAAAACAAAACCATATGTAATAGTCGTTCAAACCAAAGGAGAATCGTATGTTTTCCCGCCCAAAGCACCGCCGCCGCTGGTGGCACAAACTCTTTTCATCCGCCGTGTCAGCCCATACGAGCTGCTCAACGAAGTTAGCGGACTAGGCAGGACGCGATGACAAACCCCCTAGAGCAGCCGGACATTGCCATGCGCGTAATCCGCCTCACCATCAATGAACTACAAAAAATCCGCAGCACAACACCACTCAGCGCCACCACCCACAAGCACCTAAAACAGTCGATCATATGCCTATACCAAGCAGTCGAAGCGCATGAGCGCAATATGCCCCGCCCGGTGACAGACCGCGCCGTCACCAAATCACCTGACGCGACGCTCCCACCCCGTGGCACTGATGCAAGCGAAATCATCCTTACAGCCTCATCCGAGGATTATGGGCGCAGGATCACCCCAACCGAGATTGTCGCCGCAATCACAACCCTGAAATCCGAGACCGACAAACCCCTGTGGGTTGTCACCCGCGAGGGCAAAGCCCGCGAAATCACCGGTGAAGTCTACGTGCATACAGTCCGCGCCGCCAGTGGCGGACTCATCGCATTCCACCGAATCGAGGGAGTAGGAGTGCACCGTGACCACTGAAACCGCCTTCCTACAGGCAACACAGCTGCGCTTCCTCGAATGGATGCTCCACCGCATCGCCGAAGACCCCGCACTATCCAACCTAGCCGGCGTGGTGGACGCACTAAGAGATCAGGCGGACACGATACGGCGAGAAGCCAACAGCCTATACAAAGGAGACCACCAATGACATACCGCCCACTAATTCATGCACCGATCACGAAAAACCGGATCAAGGAGGCGGTGGAATCCCGAAAAGTCACCCACCTAGCAGACACCGACGGCCGACTATTCCCACTCATGGGTTGGGTAAATGAGAAAACGGTTTCGGTGCAACGCGGCGCTGCGATTAAACACATCCGATTCGAAGACGTCACATCACTGGAGGTTAAAAAAAGAGCAACCTCGACGACTTTACCTACAGCGCACTGCGCCTCTACGCACGCACCGGAGAAAAGAACCTCCCCAAAGCCGGCATTGAGCACCTTAAGGCAGAGGGCCTCATCGACCACGAAGGCCTCACCAAGCTAGGGCACCGCACATTAAAGGAGACCCCATGGGGGAAATAATAAAAAACCCACCCGCGCCGGGCACACCGGAGTGGCGGCGCATGATCACAGCCTCGAAGATCCCCGCCATTTTGGGGATTAGCCGCTATAAATCACAATTCGCGCTTTGGCATGAGATGGCCGGCAACATTGAGCCGACCCCAATGGACCCGCGCAGGGCGGCGTGGGGGCATGCCGCGGAGCTTGCGATTGCACAGCAGTGGGCGACGGTGAACCCAGAGTGGAAGCTGAACCCGATTCGGGGCGGCACCTGCGAGCTGGCCTATACGACAGATCATGGATTTCCCACGCTTGCGACCATTGACCGGCGCGCCTATTGCCGCGGCACATTCCACATCATCGAATGTAAGACTGCTCGCGATCTGAGTGATTGGGGGCGTGAGGGGGAGCCGGACGCGGTCCCTGCCGACTACCTAGCGCAGGTGATGTGGCAGATGGGGCAGTCTGGTATCCACGAGGCGACGATCGGTGTGCTCGCCTACGGTAGCGGCCCTGAGTTCCACCCTGTGGAATGGAATCCTGAGATGTACGAGCTGATCGTGGAAAAGGCAGCGGAATGGTATCAATCTCTCCTCGACGGTACCGAGCCTGACCTTGACGACAGTACTGCCACCTATGAGACAGTGCGTGGTCTTCACCCCGATATCGACAAGGGTACGGAGGTGGAGGTTCCTCATGATCTTGCTACCGAATATCTCGTGGCCGTGGCTGGTGAGAAAGCCGCGAAAGCTGAACTCAACTTGCAAAAATCCCGCATGCTCCAGCTCATGGGAAACACCCATAAGGCTATGTGTGAGGGGCAGAAAATTGCAGATCGTCGCGCCATGAAAGGCCGCGTCTCTATCTACGCCAACACGAAAGCAAACCTCTAAGGAGAAAATTATGTCTGATCTTGAAAAATACACCAATAATCAGCAGGTAGACACCGCCTCACAGGCCCCAATGTCGCAAGGCACTCTCGCGATGCTCAACCTTGAGCAGCAGGCAGCAGCGATGCAGAACGCGCTAGCGATCGCACAGGCCATGTGCTCAACACAAATGGTCCCGAAGGCATTTTTCCGCAAACCGGAGGATGGGGCCGCGGCGATCATGTACGGTGCCGAACTTGGGCTCAATGCAATGCAGTCACTGCAGCAGATCATGGTGATCAACGGAAAGCCTGGGATCGAGACTCGCACAGCCGTAGCGCTACTAAAAGGTCATGGCTATGACATTCGCACGGTGTCTACGAGTGACGAGTCAGTCACGGTGGAGGGGACCGGCCCCATGGGGGAGCATGAGGAATCCACGTGGGATATTGCCCGAGCTACAAAGGCAGGGTACACCTCGAACAAGCTATACCAGACGATCCCACAGCAGATGCTGTACGCGAAGGCGGCGATGGAAGTTGCTCGTAAGATCGCCCCGCATGTCCTATCCGGTATCGCCTACTCCACGGAGGAGCTACGCCTCGAGGAGCAGCCTTTGAAGGCGACGGCGAAGCGTATGGATTCGAGGCGTGGGGCGGGTGCTGTGATGGCCGCGCTGGAGAAGAAACCGCAAGCCTCACAGGAGGATACAGGGGATGTGGTTGATGAAACAGACTGGGGTGCTGCGATCAATGCCTGCGAGACCATCGACGCACTACAGGAGGTAATGCAGCGCGCCCAGCCGACTGTGAGTGCGGAGCAGTGGGACACGCTGTGTGAGCAGGCGAACGCGAAGAGCGCAGAGCTTATGGGTGGTGCGCAGTGACGAACGCGTCGATTCTTATTGATGGGCGGTTGGTCGCGGACCCTGAGCTTAAATTCACGCAGAGTGGTGCGCCGGTCTGTAATTTTAGGATTGCCCGGTCTGACTCGGAGAAGCTGCCTGATGGTAGCTGGGGTGAGAATCGGAATCAGCTTTTCCTTACTGTGAATGTGTGGCGCGAGCTGGGGGAGGAGTGTGCTGCGACGCTTACTAAGGGTGCGAATGTGTGTTTGATTGGCAAGCTGGTGACACGCCAGTGGGAGACCAAGGAAGGGCAGAAGCGCTCCGCTGTGGAGATGAACGCCTTCTCTGTTTTCTTGCAGGTTCAGCCGCCGCATAAGGGTGGTTTTAGTGCCCCGCCGCCACCTGAGGACCCATGGGGCGGACAACAACAGCAGCAGTCGCAGCAGCAGGCTGGGGGTTGGAGTGCGCCGGCACAAACCGGCCAAGCACAGGGGCAGGACAATGAGAACCCCCCATTCTGATAGGGGATTCCCCACCGACATGATCCGCCTCGTCCTCGGGGCGGACCGGCGGGAGCGGGAGGAGGTAGCGGCACTCGGGTCGCAGATTGTTTATGCTGTGGCCCGAGTCTGCTACAGCATCGAAAAAGGATGTGTTTTTGATGCCGCATGATCCGCGGACTTACGCCAGTATTACTCATGATTTTGCGGACTCTCCGAAGCTTCAGATCGTGTCGGTGGAGGCGCGGTGGGCGCTGTTGGAGATGATCCTTTATTCCTGTCGGATGCAGACCGATGGGGTGCTTAGCAAACGTCTAGCACTTGCTAGGTGGTCGCTAGACGTTTGCCAGGAGCTTGCTACGAACGATGTTGAAAAACCGTCACTCATTGAACGCGATGACTGCTATGTGATTCATGATTTTTTGGAGCATCAGACGTCGAAAAAGGAGATTGAGGAGCGTCGGGAGAAGCGAAAAAGGGCGGGGAGACTGGGCGGAAAAGCTAAGGCTAGCAGGCAAAACACGACTTCTAGCAAACGGCTAGCAAGTGCTAGAAGTTTGCCAGAGCAAGTGCCAAGCAAATGCCAAGACTCTGCTACCCCCTTTGCTAGAGAAATAAGAAATAAGAAGAGAGAGGGGGAGACGCAGTCTGAAACCGCCAACGCGCACGAAGATTTAGACCACATCGACCCCTCCGAATTATCTGCACGTGTGGATGCGTCACTAGCCGCTATCGCGGCAGACGCACCCCCACAACCCCGCGCCTTTGGCACCATCGACGATCCCCGCTGTAGGGAGCATAAAGACCTCCCACGCGACCAGGTCCCACCCTGCCGAAACTGCGCACAAGCCAAGCAAGACCTCATCGCCGAGACTCGCCGTAGGTGCGAACACCGCCGCAACACCATCGACAACTGCCAATGGTGCGATGAGCACGGAATCATTCCCATGCACGACACCGCAGGCCACCCCGTCGCCATCCGCTGCGACCACACCCACTACCCCGAAACCCCACAAGCACAACCCCAATTCACACCCCAGCGCACCAACAAAACCCGCTGGGGCAACACCAAAGGCACCAAATGATCCAATTCAATGTCAACGGCATACCAGCCCCACAAGGCTCTAAAAACGCCTACAGGCGCGGAAACAAGGTTCTACTAGTCGAGAGCAGTAAAAAGCTCCCAGCGTGGCGCACAGCCGTCAAAAACACCGCCACACACCACTGCCACACCCCACAACAAGGCCCCATCAGCCTCACACTCACATTCCGCCTACCCCGACCCAAAACCCTCCCCAAAAAGATCACCCACATGATCAAAAAACCCGACCTCGACAAACTCATCCGCTCAACCTGCGACGCACTCACCGGCACCGCCTACCTGGATGACAACCAAATCAACCAAATCACAGCCCAAAAAATCTACACACCCAAAGGAACCCCACCCGGATGCCACATCACCATCAATCGAACACCAGAACCAACAAAGGACACCCCATGATCCACCTCATATCCTGCAGCGCAAAAACCGCCAAAAACCTCAAAGAAAAATACCCACACGCAGCAATGGTGGACGTCCGTCACCTCCATGACCCCAGCCCCACATGCCAAGACCTTTTTGGGGATGATCTGCAAGTTTTTGACGCGATGACCAACACATACGCGGACAAACTCATGGCATTTAGTGCGATTGGCCTCGTCGAGAGGGAAGCCAAGACACACGGCAAAGTCATTGTGTTTTGTGAGGGGGGCTGGCAGCGAAGCGTCGCAATCGTGGAGCATGCCGCAATGTCCCTCATAGGGTACAGAGTGAAGATCACCCACATGGAAGCCATACCGCAGAACCCCAATCTCACCCCGCATGATGTGCTGCAGATGATGCGCTCGGAATTAGCTGATATGCGGCAGTATGATGCGCCACTCACTCCAGCACAATTCGCCTATCACGTCCACAACCTCGAAGAAGCACTAGGAGAACCCAATGACTAGCCTGACCCATGAAGATGTTGAAAAGATCGTCAAGAAAGCGAGGGCAGAATATAAGGCCCCTGACCTACGTGATGTTGACCTACGTGGTGCTGACATGAGTGGTGCTGATCTGTGGGGTGCTGACCTACGTGGCGCTGACCTACGTGGTGCTGACATGAGTGGTGCTGATCTGTGGGGTGCTGACCTACGTGGCGCTGACCTACGTGATGTTGACCTACAAAGTGCTGACCTACAGGCCGCTGATCTACGTGGTGCTGACCTACGTGGTGCTGATCTGCGGGATGCTCTCCTGAGCTACTGTTTTTTTGGCGGGCTGCAGATATCGGAAACGCCATCTGGGCGAGTCACCCTTATACCCACCTGTGACGGGTGGCGGATGCAAGTCGGGTGCTGGTCCGGTATCCCAGCAGAACTGAAAGATTTGATCTCGCAGGATGAGGGCTGGCCGGAAGCACAAGGTGAAGAAGTCCTCCGTCGTCGCCCCTACCTTGAAGCGGTACTCGCCCTATGCGAGGTGCACATGGCGGACAACGCGAAGGTCATAGAGGATCTGAAAGCTAAATGGGGTGGCGATGATGGAGCTGTTTAACGATCACTTTCAGAATTTCAAGCGCTATTCAATCCCAAAAGCACAGCTAATTATCGCGGATATTCCATATAATCTCGGTGCTAATGCCTACGGTAGTAGCCCTAAATGGTATCTAGGTGGGGATAATAAAAATGGGGAATCGGAGCTTGCCGGTAAGCAATTTTTCGACACTGATAAAGATTTTAGAGTCCCAGAATTTATGCACTTTGCTAGCCGAATGCTCAAAAAAGAGCCAAAAGAAAAAGGCCAAGCCCCATGCATGATCATCTTTTGTGCTTTTGATCAGCAGATGGCGCTGATTGAGGAAGCAAAAAAGTACGGCTTCAACCACTATATCAACTTGGTTTTTAGGAAAAAGACCAGCCCACAGGTACTAAAAGCAAATATGCGTGTCGTGGGTAACGCCGAATACGGATTGATCTTGTACCGGGATAAGCTCCCAAAATTCAATAACCGGGGGCGGATGATTATGAACATTTGGGACTGGGTATCAGACCCAAGCTCCCCCAAAATTCACCCCACCCAAAAACCCGTCCCCTTGCTTGAGCAGCTGGTGAGGATTTTCACAGACCCTGGTGATGTGGTGATTGACCCATGCGCTGGGTCGGGGTCAACGCTTGTGGCAGCGGAGAATTTAGACCGCAAGGCATACGGTTTTGAGATCAAAAAAGAATTTTGTGAGGGGTTCGAAAAACGCATGAAAAACAGCGTGACTATGAGCCTCCCACTCGGAATATAGGAGAAAATAATGACTGAGCCGATGACTCTCCTCCAAACGCCAGGGGACTTAGATAAAGCACCAGTAGGAAGTATTGTGTGCAAGCGGACAGTCCCCTACGAGACGCTCGTCGTCGGCATCGACACCCACGAAACGCTCGTGGAGGCGCTGCCTCTTCGTGTCCTACGCTGGGGGCGATTCCAGTACCCCACTGGGTTTGATGACGTTGCGCTGCCGACTCTCGCAGATATGACCACGGAAGAGCGCGAAAAATGCATGTTCATGCAAGCCGTGGATCGTGGAGGCAAACTGTGCACTATCTTGTATGCCTTCCCATCCGGCGTAAGTGTCTTCTACAAGGACGGCACTAAGGGGGCATGGGGTTTAGATTCTGTGATTCCACGGCCTGATCTTCCGAAACTTGAATGGCCATCCAGTGAACCAGAACCCGAATTCAGCGTCGGGAAAAAGCTGGAGACGCACGAGGACTTCGAAAACGCCCCCATCGGGACCGTCGCAATAGATGCAGATGGTGACATCATGCATAAAAAGAATGATGACGAATGGAGATTCCCAGGTGCCTCCACCGTGATGGGTGACAAAGGCATCCTCCTCTGGTGCAGCCTCCCCTCCAAGATCATCGCAGTGATAGGAAAGCAAGAATGAGCCACACGGAAGGAGCATCAGTGCGCATCCTAGACCTACTCCACCGTGTACCGGAGCGGTGGGATGGTCACACAATCGACTGGGACGAGTGGACACAAGCACCATTCATATGCGGCCCGACAAGCCTACGCGCTTGTGAAAACTGTGGATGCACCAATCCCGGGATCATGTGCAGCGGCTGGGTAGAGCAATCCAGTTATGAGGGCAATGTGGTGATTTTGCGGACGGCACAAAAGAAACACCTCATACTGCGCCGCTGCACCGGGTGCGCGAAAACAAGCGTATGGGATGGTCAGCAGTTCTGGGACTTAGATGAGGAAGACTACGGGCCTAAAGGCTCATACGAGCGACAGGAGGATTAAATGACTACTGATGTTTTACCCCCAGAGAAGGTTAAAGAGCTAATCGGCATAGACTTCGACGAGTCTTTCTTCGAGGCTCGTGCATGGTGGGTCTGTAAAGACCCACGCGAAAACACGCGGGCTCATAAACTTTCTGTCGAGCATGAAGAAAAACAGGTCGCATTCTGTAAGCAGGTCTGTGAAGAACTTGACTGTGACTACGACAAAGCCATATTCATGGGTCGACAAAGCGAATACTACATGGGCGGATTCGTCCCCAACGATCCTGACAACGTGAACAAAAACCTCAAACTACCAGGACCAAATGATTATTCGTTTGATGACGGTGTTTACGTGCTCGACGGGCGTAAGAAGCTCGGTAGGAAATACAAGCATGAGCTTAAGAATATAGAGAATATGAGGTTAAAGACCCCATTCTTTATCGAAAATATCCCGCACCGCGTGTTCATCTGGACGAGCCATGGCTGCTTTTCCGTTGAACCCCACGTGTATTACAGCAGCAACCTGCACCACCGCCCTGTCATCATCACTACATGGAATCCAGACGATGCACTAAAGGGCAGCGAAGAATTCATCCCTGATCCTGAGATGTGGGAGCGTCGTCCCCTGTCTGAATTTGTTGCATATGTCGAATACTGTCAGGCCAACCGTGAAAAGGAACAATCGTGAACAACATCGATAAAGCAGCACGAGTGATTCACGAGTGGCTGCAAGAAAATTTCTTCATCTCTCAAGACACTGGTGACCCCCGTGCAATTGCTCAGCGTATCGCAGACGCGGGACTACTAGCAGCAGAACAACACCAGAATGAGGAGACAAAATGAGCAACCTAGATAAAGCGGCGGATTTGATCGCACAATATGAGGCGGAACCAGGGGAATTCAACCCCCGTGGCCTCGCGCAGCAGCTCGCAGACGCGGGACTACTAGCAGACAAAGAACAGGAGGGGATAGTGTGACGGCGCTTGCTTTTATTTTGGTGGTCTTCTTCACCATTGCGGCGATATTAAATTTTGCTGCCGCTCTCTACGAAATTATTTGGGGTGATGATGAAGATAAAACCTTATTTGTCCTTTTTCTGCTTGCGATTGCCTCATCATGCGCCGCTTTTGCGTACGCCGGCGCATACGAAGTCATGAATGGATAAGAACAATGATCACATTCGATAAGATCCCTACAGATGATCTCGACCAATGCCGTGGCATGTGGGTGGAATCCGCGACTGGGGAGCTCGGTATCATCATCGATGTCATCCGTAGAACGTTCCACCCAGTGAAGTTCCGTAGTCACCTAGCACAGGTACTGCGGCCGGCGTTCGAGCTCGGTAGCAGTGCTCGCACATATCTTTCCCCGCTTGATTCTCTCACCCTGCGGGATGATTTACCCCGCGCATGGGAAGCGGACGGGAAACCACCCCAATAACCACAGCACAGCACCGCACCGCACAAGCCGCTGGCTGTATGTGTAGATCGAAAGTTGATTGGCGGTAGTTGTTGAGGTGTTGCAGGTGGAGTTAATATGCCCCAATGTATATAGAACAAACATTCGAAAAGATTGCTGGCGTAAACCCCACCTACAACAAAAACAACATCATCCTCATCAAGGACGATTACAAAAACCACCCACACCTACTCCACACTGCAGACGTACTCATCACCGACCCACCATACGGAATGAACTACACCGGACGCGGCAACAAACAAACCCCCATCAAAGGAGACAAAAACACAAAAGCAAGAGACGACCTAATAACCGAATGGGGAAACAAGCCAGCGCTCATATTCGGAACATGGCGCGTACCAAAACCCACCTGCCGAAACACAATCGCATGGATAAAACCCAACATCGGACCAGGAATGGGAGCCCTCGACCTCCCATGGGGAAGCACATGGGAAGAAATCTACATCCTCGGAAAAGGATTCACATCACCCAAAAGAGGCCCAAACTACACCTCAATAAAAGCCTACCCATCAAGCTCCAAAACCCGACCAAAACACCCCACACCAAAACCAGTCGAACTCATGGAATGGCTCATCAAGCACTGCCCGCCACAATGGACAATCGTCGACCCATTCGCAGGCTCCGGAGCCACACTACGTGCAGCACAAAACCTAGGGAGAAAAGCCATCGGCTTCGAAATCGTCCCAGAATACGCACACCACGCAGCCGAACTACTCACAACAGACACCCAATAACCCCAACACCCGCCAAGGCCCCTGACACCACCACCGTCAGGGGCCCAACACATACCCCAAGGAACCAACCATGAGACCTCCTTGCCGGAGGAAATTCGCCCTCCATCTCCCCAATGGCACAACCCAACTTCTCGAGGCCGATCTCACTGTCCGTAACGGCCTCGAAATCGTATTCCACCTAGAAAGAATCGAAGATGTCACCGATAAAACTCCTGAACCCTCATTCTTCTACACCTCAAAGAAAACACCCCACTGATACGGTCCTCGACCTCGACACCAGATCACCAGCGACCACACGAGGCGGGGAGGGATTCGGATCAACCGGCAAATGAACCAAGAACACCATATCCGCATGCAAGCACGGCATCTTAAGCTCCTCCTCATTGAGGTTGATGCACTCAAAACCCACATGCGGGTACAAGCCTTCGATCCCCGATACGGCACCAGTGGGGGTGGACTGCCAGCCCCTGGCAACCTCCCCGCAATCAGCCTTCACGCGCACATCACCAAAGAACTCACCCGCTGGGAAGCAACGCTCGGGATCGACCCCCGCATAGCCGACGACCCCTGCGAGCGCATAGCCCTCAGTGCCTACTATGTGGCAGAGCACCCAGACGCGGAGCTCTTCCTACAGGACCTCGCGCAATGGGCCAGGCAAGCAGAGAAGCTGGTAGGGCGCGGGCCAACCCTCCTTGACCTTGCCAACCGACCAGAGAGGAGGCAATCAGCCAAGAGCATTATCTACAAGCTGGCACAGCGGCGAATCCACGTTACGCGCCAGCACCTCCACACATGGGGAGCGCGGGGACATATCAGTGTCACCCACGAAGGCCCCAACCCTCGGTACCTTCTTAGCGAGGTGCTCGCATGGGCGACCCGTGACCGCGACTAGCACCGCGTTTACACCTGTGCTATAATCGACGCGACGACGCTGCTATGCACTCGAAAAATACGAACCCCCACACCACACAAGGTGATGGGGGTTTACACATGCGCGGATAAAGGACAGGGGACACGATGGCATGGAAAAGCAACAACGCAAAGCACGTCACCACAACAACCCGCAAACGCATCTTCACAAGAGACCAAGGAACCTGCCAACACTGCGGGACAACAACACCACCATTCGACGTGGACCACATCGACAACACACGAGGCATCGGCTACGACGAGGACTACAACCTCCAACTACTTTGCCGAACATGCCACAACACAAAGACCCAAAGCGAGGCAGCGGCAGCACGAGCCCGCAAACAAGCGAAGCTCAAGCGCCCGCAGCGCCCACACCCCGGACTAATCCGCTAAGCTGGAGGCAACCGGAGGGGTGGGGGTACCCCGGTAGAGGCTGGCTGAGCCCGCGGAGGGCATAGGGCCTCAAAATCTGTACGGGTTCACGGGGATGGGTTTGTGTCATGTTAGCGGGTCTGTGTTGCCGTGTGTGGCGTTTTCTTTGTGCGGGTGGCGTTAGTTGTCGTTTTGTATGTTTGGTGGCTTATTTTGGGGCATCAATACGCTGTGAACCGTTTCCGCTGGTAGTTAGATTAATTCGTTACATTTTGGTAGGATGGTGGTATGAAAACCACCTGTGAGCAGTGCAAATGCGATTTCGATGCGGCCGGCGCTAGAGGTCGTACACCGAAGTACTGCTCTGGCCGCTGCCGACAGCGCGCACACCGTGCCCGAGCCAGCGTGTTGCCGGCGTTCATGCGCGAACGTGTCGCGTGGTGTCGAGCCGCAGGCAAGCGCCCGATCATGGTCGACGGGGCTCCGGCGTCTAGTACGAACCCAGCCACGTGGTCGAAGTTCGCTGGGGTTAAGACTGGTGCCGGTGATGGTTTCGGCGTCATGCTCGGCAACGGGGTCGGCTGCTACGACATCGACCACTGCTACATCGACGGTGTGCTAGACGGTTGGGTTTTCGAGTTCATCAAGACGATCGACGAACCAATCATCTACGCCGAGCGCTCAATCAGCGGAGAAGGACTTCACGTTTTCATCAAGACGGACGAACGTGCTGGGCAGAAACTCCGCTTCATGGGCAAAACAGTCGAAGCCTACACGCGACAGCGCTTCATTAGAACGACACTCAACACAGCTAAGGAGGTGATGGCTTATGCCGGGTCCGGCACCGAAGAAAAACGTTCGACGCCGTAACACACGCCCAGACTGGGTACAGCTGCCTGCGTCTGGGCGCGTCGGCAAAACGCCGGCGTGGCCATTCTCTGGGCGCAGCCCCGCTGGTTGGGTTGCGATCTGGCGTAAGCCACAGGCCGTGATGTGGGAGCGTGCTGGCGATGAGACGGTGGTTGCTCGTTACGTGAAGCTTCGTAATTTGGTGCAAAACCCTGAGTCGTTGGACGAGGTGAACGCTGCGGCTTTGTCTGAGCTGCGTCAGCTTGAGGACCGTCTTGGTCTGTCGCCGATGGCTTTGAAACGCTTGCAGTGGGAGATATCGGAGAGCGCGGAATCAGCTGATTCTGCGGCTGGGGGAAAGGTGATACAAGCTAATGACAGGTTCAAGCGCCTCTGATCTTGCGTTGCCTCCAGGTTATTATCGCGGTGAACTCGGGGAGTGGAAAACGCTCCCGTGGCCGGAGGATATGGCCGCGAAAGTTGAACTTATGGAAAACTCGCTCGGCCCTAGCCTGGTCGATTGGGCGGAGTGGCGCACCGATGAACCCGGACTGTTGAACGATGATGGGGAGCCGTGGCAGTTTACGGATGGGCAGGCTCGGTTTCTGATCCTGTGGTACGCATTTGATGAGCAGGGTCGGTTTATCTACCGTCGAGGTATTAAGCGTGGCGCTAAGGGTACAGGTAAGGATCCTTTTGGCGCTGCTATGTGCAATATTGAGCTTCTAGGCCCGTCGCAGTTGTGGTGGGATGGGGAGAAGTGGGCTGGGAAGCGCCATGAGCTTCCTTTGGTGCAGATCGCGTCGAACTCGGAGGCGCAGTCTAAGGCTGTGCTTCGTGTCGCCAACTCGCAGCTCGGCTCGGAAGCTGTTGCTTATTACCAGCTGGATAAAGGACAGACCGCGACCTATGTGAAGGGCGGGGCGGCGCGTATGGAAGTGCTGACTGCTTCTGAGCGTTCCAGCGAGGGCAACCCTGCGACGTTTATTCTGCTGAATGAGACGCACCACATGACGAAAGAGTCTGGTGGCCAGAATCTGGCTGCGGTTGCGCGTCGTAACGTGGGCAAATCGAAGAGGTCTTTGCAGGCACGCATCGTTGAATGCACGAATGCGCATGCGCAGGGGTCTGCGTCTGTTGGAGAGAAGTCCTTTGAGTCGTGGCAGAAACAACAATCAGGCCGGTACAAGGCGCTAAAGAAGGATATTCTCTATGACTCGATTGAGTACGATCCGCGCCTTGACTTCTACGATGCTCAGCAGCGTGAGTTGGCTCTTCGTCAGGCTTATGCGGATGCTCCGTGGGCGGATATTGAGCGCCTCAGCGCTGAGATCATTGACCCAGAGTTATCTGCTGCCGAAGCGATCCGCTTTTACCTCAATGGTGTCGCGGAGCAAGAGGACGCATATGTTGCTGCACAGAATTTCGCAGCGCTTGCTGACCCGTCAAAGCTGTTTGATGAGGATGATCAGATTGTGATGTTCCTCGACTGCTCGAAGTCTGAGGATGCAACAGCGCTGATGGGGTGCCGCGTGTCCGACGGGTTCAACCAGACTCTCGGTGTGTGGTCCCGTCCTCGCGGTAAGCGTGGTGAGGGATACCTCGTTGATCGCGCTGAGGTTGATGCCGTTGTCCGTGAATGCTTTGACTCTTACCGTGTTATGGCGTTTGGTGTTGACCCGTCTCCGGCTAAAGATGATTCCACTGAGGCGTCGTATTGGCGCCCGATGATTGATGGGTGGCACCGTGATTTCAGGAAGCGTCTGCGGGTGTGGGCAACACCTGGGGCTCGCGGCAATTCGGTTTTGTGGGATATGCGGTTGTCTGCCCCTGGTGGCGCGGATCGTAACCGGAAGTTTTCTCAGGAGGTGGAGATTGTGCGTGCGCTGATCGACGATGAGGGGCTTGACGGTGCGTTTAGACATGACGGCGATCCTGCCCTTGTGGCGCACGTGAATAACACTCGCGTCCGGTGGAACAAGTTCGGGCTGACGGTGGGTAAGAAGACACGTGATTCGACGCAGTCGGTGGATTTGTGCATTGCGATGATCGCGGCGAATGTGCTGCGTCGTGAGGCGTTGAACTCCGGCAAGGTGCGTGTCTCGCCTGGTCGTCGCCGGAGTGGTCGTAGGAAGGTGGTGATGGCGTGAACGGTCTGACTGATGTTGAGAAGAAGATGCTGTCGCGTCTGATGGGTAACCTTTCTTCGTTTGCCTCGAAGAATGCCCGCCAGTGGAGTTACTACGACGGTGAGGCGGGTATCAAGAATCTTGGTATCGCTATCCCTGAGGCCATGGCCAACGTTGAAGCTGTTGTCGGGTGGCCTGAGATCGTGGTTGATGCCCTTGCTGAGCGTCTTGAGTGGCGCGGGTGGCGTTCTGACGATGCCGGAACTTTCGGTTTGGATTATGTATTCAACGAGAACCAGCTTGATGTTGAGGTGTCGAAAGCGATTCTCGATTCCTTGGTCACGGGTGTTGGTTTCCTCGCGGTTACTGCCGGTGGTAGTGATGAACCGCATGTAATTATCGACGCTGTGCCGTCGACGCAGGCGACGTATGTGTGGGACGAGCGGTTAAACCGCATGGCCTATGGGCTGGTCTCTCGTTCCGGCACTGACTGTAAACGTGCTCAGACGTTGTACACCCCTGATGAGACGATCACACTAGTTGATGGTGAGGTAACTGGGCGGTTTGTGCATAATCGCGGTCGGTGCGGTTTGGTCGCTTTGGCTAATCGAGCTCGGGCTGGTTCTGCGCGTGGGCAGTCTGAGATCACCAAAGCAATCAGGTATTACACCGATCACGGTGTACGCACGATCCTCGGCATGGAGTACAACCGTGAGTTTTACACGACTCCACAGCGTTATCTGCTGAATGTGACTCCTGACCAGCTCGGTTTGGATGAGGATCCGACTGATCGTGAGATCATTGAGCTGGGGTGGAAAGTAGCTCAGAACAAGGCGCTGATTGTGCCACCTGGTGAGCCAGAAGACGGGGAGGCTGGTAAACCGGTCGCTGGGCAGTTCAGCGCTGCTGCTCCGACACCATATATCGACGAGTTGAAGATGTTGGCTCAGCTTGTGTCTGCTCAGTCGGGTGTCCCGTCGAATCAGCTTGGGTTTGTCCATGAGAACCCTCCGTCCGCTGATGCTATTCGTGCGCAGGAGTCGCGGCTTGTGAAGAAAGCTGAGATGCGCCAGGTGTCGTTTGGACAGGCGTTGCGTAACGATCTTGCTTATGTGTGTTTGGCGATTTTGGCTGGTGACTCGTTCACTCCTGAGATGGGTAATCAGTTTGTTGCTGGGCTGTCGTTGGTGTGGCGTGAGGCGTCGACTCCGACGTTAGCGGCGACGGTGGACGCGATGGTCAAACTTGCGCAGGCGAAGGTTTTCCCCGAAACGTCTGAGGTTATTTGGGACCGTGTTGGTGTCACTGAGGCAGAGAAGAAGATTTTGCGGCGCGAGTTGGCAGAACAGCGTGCAACGCGGCGCCTTGCAGCGGTGATGTCTGTGCGTCAAGCGCAGGGGGCGGATCCGGTAGCTGGTGAGGTTCCGCTTGATGAATACGTTCAGGGGAGTGATTCTTCCGGAGTGTAGTGAGGAGGTTGTATGCCGTCTCCTCGTGACGATTACGCGTTAGCTTTGGATGGGCTGCGGTTGTTGGCTCGTCAGGATTTCTCATCGTGGTGGGCTAATACCGGGGACTTGGGTCGGTTGCGGGAAAAGTTCTTTGAGATCCAAGCAGTATATGGTGAGCAAGCTGCTGCTGCTGCGGTTGACTATCTTGTGTTGAGTCGGTCGTTGGATGATGATTTGGCTGGTTTGCCGTTTCCGGATCGTGCTGATCCTGCCGGTTATCAGCAGGCGTCTAAGTCGTTTGATTGGGCGGTGCAGACGGTTCGCTCGGCCAGTGATGTTGGTGAAAGTGCTGTGGAATTGCAGTTGGCGCGTGCCAAGCTGGACGGTATTTTGTCGAGGTTGGTCACGAAACCTGGGACGGACACTGTGGTACGTAATGTGCTGCGTGATGGGACGGCGTTTGCTCGTGTTCCGGAGCCTGGGGCGTGTTCGTTTTGTTTGATGCTTGCGTCTCGTGGTGCTGTGTACACCAAGGAGACTGTGGGGCGGGTGAATAAGTTTCATGATAGTTGCCGATGCTTAGGTATTGAGGTTAAACGAGACGGTTCTGACCTGCCGAGGATCAACCGTGACTTAGAACGTGAGTGGGTCCTGCTGTCGGATCACCTCGGTAGGGTTCCGAACGCTGTGGATCTCGAGCGGCACATGCGTCAGCTGAAAGAAGATAAGAAGTGGCCTCCGTTGGCGAGGATCAAGGTGCTTGCGTATAAGGGTGACGGGAAGTCGGTTGCTTTCCCAGGCGAGGATCTGCCGCGGGATTTGAACCGCTTGGTTGCACATGTCGTTTATGGGTGGCGTGATCGACCTCGCAAGGGCGAAAAGGACTATCCGCATAGCGAGAACATTCGAATGGGGCATACGTGGGACACAATGAGAAAGGGCAATGTAGCGAAGTTTGACAAGGCTTGGTCTGATCAAGATATTGCCGATGCGATTGTGGAAACCCTTGAAACCCCAGAATATGCCTGGGGCAAGGGCACGATGCGTGAGGTATACAAAAATGTGCGTGGCGAGATGATACTCGTGAGATACTCTATGGTAGATGGATCAGTTCGCTATGGAGCTGCTACGGCCCATCCGAGTACGCTAAGAAGCAAAGGAGTGCGCAATGTTGACTGACCGAAATATTTATGAATGGTTAGATGCTCAAATCCCTGCGCGCGTTGATCGTGAGGGCGCCCTGCGAGCCTCCCGTGATGAAGGTTGGGAAGAAGCAGTGCTTGATCTAGCGAATGAAGCTTACGCGGACGGGGAAATCAGTCGTAGTGTCCTTTCGCGTTTATGCAAGGAATATCCAGATGGAGATTTGAACCAAATATTTTCTCATTATTTAGCTAACCTTGTCGCGCAATCTGACTGACTAGGCAATGGTGTAACATTTAGGTCGTCACGTTTGTGGCGGCTTTTCTCATTTGGAAGGTAAGGCCGTGGCGGCCAGTCAGCCTTGAAAACTGATTACACGGCACCGTGTGAGGTTCGATTCCTCTACCTTCCGCTAAACCCCCGATCAATCAGATTATCGGGGGTTTTGTTATGCCCGAACACCGGAAAGGTTGTGGGCGGAACCCCTGGAAAAGGAGAATATGTTGGACACGAAGAACAAGCTCAATATGCCATGGCTGCGCTTCATCGAAGGCGCGCAAAGTGGTGCAGCAAACACAGTCGAAAACACGGATACTCAGCACACAGGCGAACAGCCTAATGATGAGGCTGTTGACTACAAGGCTAAGTACGAGGCTATGAAGGCCCACTCACGGGAGTGGGAAACCAAGGCCAAGGAGAATCTTTCAGCGGCTAAACGTTTGAAGGAGCTGGAAGACGCGGAAAAGACCGAGCTGGAAAAACTCGGAGACCAACTAGCCAGTGTCACTAAAGAACGCGACGCAAGCAACGCTGAACTTTCCCGCCTTCGTATCGCCTCCAAGCACGGGATCTCCGCGGAGGACGCTGAGATGTTCCTACACGGTGACGCAGAAACGATGGAGGCGCAAGCTGCAGCTCTCGCAGCCCGCGCCTCAGATCAGGCAAAGAAGCCCGATCAGGTTTTGGTCAGTGCGGAAGACCCTTTGCAGGGGCGCGGCGGGGAAATCGATAAGCGCGCCGCGGCTAAAGCGTGGGCGAAGTCTCTGTTCGACAAGAAGTAAGTTTTTATCCCCTTAAGAGATAGGAGTTAGCGATGCAGCTTGGATCTGTTCGCGAATCGTGGGGTTCCGAGAACCAGAAGTGGCTCGGCTCCGCCCACGGCACTAACGCATGCCAAACCGTCACACTTGACGCCACGAAGCTGACAAAGTTCAGCAAGGACGGCATCATCCCGTCCGGTATCCCTCTGAAGAAGGGTGTTGGCGGTAAGTTCGAGCCGGTCACCGAAGTAAGCGACAAGCTTGCCGGTTTCTTGTTTACCACCCAGTCGTTTAAAGGAAAGGCTGATGTCATTGCCCCGATGCTGGACCATGGTCGTATCCGTGTCGAGTATCTTCCCGAGACTGGTTTTACCGAGCTGTCGACGCTGGAGGAGAAGAACTCAGCATTCGTCATCGTAGAGAAGGGGGAGTACTAAATGAAGCTCTGGGCTGATCTGGTAACCCCACTGGAGCTGAGCGAAGTCGCTCGCATGACAGTGGAAGAGCGAGAACGTCAACGCATCTCGCTGGCAGCATGGCTGCCTAACGCCACGGTGGATGACCTTAACGTCCGCCTAGAAACCGCGGCTAATGGGCTCGTTGAAACTGCTGAGTTCCGCGCATACGATGCTGAAACACCGATCGGTGCAGCACCAGGTGGTAAGCGGGTCACCATTGAGCTGCCGGCTCTCGGCCAGAAGCTGCGCGTGTCTGAATACGATCAGCTGCGTATGCGTAGCGCGAACTCGGATAAGTTTAAGCAGTCCGTAGGTGAGCGAGCTAAGCAGGTTTCTGCCGCTGTCGCTGACCGCATGGAGCTTCTGCGCGGTGAGGTACTTGTCTCTGGTAAGGCTGTGATCAAGGAGAATCAGTTCATCGCTGAGGCTGATTTCGGTCGTGATTCCGACCTGACGATCACGGTCGCGAACATGTGGGATAAGCCGGATGCGGCGACACCACTGTCTGATCTGCAGTCCGCTGTGGAGAAGTATGTTGCCAAGAACGGTGTTAATCCAGGCAAGCTAGTGATGTCTCGTAAGGCGGTGTCTACGCTGCTTCGCGTTGACGAGATCCGCAAGACTGCGACCGGTAACACGCCTTCTATGGTGACGATTGATTACGTCAAGACGCTTTTTGAGTCGTTCGGCCTGCCAGAGATTGAAATCTATGATCGTATGGTCCGCCAGAACGGTAAGTCCGTGCGTGTTATCGACGAGAAGGTAGCGCTGATTCTGCCGCCTCCAGCTAGCGAAGTCGACAATGATCTTGGTAAGACCTTCTGGGGTACGACTCTTGAGGCTTCGGATCCTCGCTTTGGCATTGCTGAGGATGACCGCCCGGGTATCGTCGCTGGTGCTTATAAGGATGATGATCCTATGGGTGTGTGGGTTAAGGCCGCGGCTATCGGTATGCCGGTTCTTGCTAACGCTAATCTTGCTGCTGCGCTGACGGTGCTGAGCTAAACCGGAGGTGATTGTGATGAATCGTATTCGTCGTGATCTCCTTGGCGTTGTTGTAGCGCACGACGGTGCTACAGCGGTGTGGCTTCATGCCGGCGACGAGGCCCCTAATGGCGTTGCGGTTGATGATTCTTTGCTGGAATCGGAATCTGCCGCCGTTGAGGACACCGACAGTGGAGAAGCTGAGAAGCCGAAGCGTAGCCGGACGCGGAAGAAGGCCGTCGATGCTAGCGACACTGAGTGATGTTGAAGCGCGTCTCGGTGAACTTCTCGACGATGACGCTGATGTTCGGAGGGCGGAGGGTCTTCTAGCTGAGGCCTCCGCCCTCGTTGTCGGTTACATCGGGCATCGTCCGGAGCCTGTCCCTGATGCGGTTGCGTTGGTGGTGTCTCGGATGGTTGCGCGTGTGTTGGAGGCTCCGGAGGATGCTGGGTTTAACGCGGAGTCTGCGTCGTATACGGCGGGGCCTTTTTCTCAGAACGTGAAGTTTTCTGCTGGCGCTTCTGGCGGCAGCCCGTGGTTGACAGCTTCGGACAAGGTGATGCTCCGCCCGTATTGGAAGCGCCGTAAGGGTGTTTTCTCGATGACGATGAGGTGATTGCGTGGCACGAAGAAAACGCGGGGCGCCGAAATTTCCGCTTCGTTTCACAGTGCAGGTGTCTGGCCCGTCGTTTCTTGACACGGATCGCTTCGGGAATGCTCGCCCTGTGCTTGCCCCTGCGTCGCCGCTGAAGGTAGCTGGGTGGGCTATTAACGCGGTTGATGAGAAAACAGGGGAGCAGGTCCTACGCACTGTCGATCGGCTCGACCTGTACACACCGCAGCTCATTGCCCCACATTCACGTGTGAAACTCCCCGACGGAACCATGTGGGAAGTCGTGGGGAACTCTGAGGATTATTCGCATGGGCCGTGGTGGAACCCTGGTCTTTATGTTGTGCACTGCACAAGAGTGGAGGGTTAGTCTTTGTCGAAAATTACTGTTACGTCTGCTATTCGTGAGGACGATTTTGTTTTCGATGCTCCTGCTTGCGAGGTGCAGCAGGACGGCACTCTGCTGATTTACGCGGATACTGAGGGGATGTGTGTGCTCGCTGGGTTCGCTACGGGCGTGTGGGCTGCGTTCCTTATCGAAGAGGGGTGAGACGTATGGCAACACCAAAGATTGAGTGGAATCTGAGCATGTTCCGCAAAATTAGGCGCTCTGGGCCTGTCGCACTTCTCGTCGATACTGCGTGTGAGCATATCGCTGATACGGCTGGGCCCATGTACGCGTGGTCGGCTCGTCAAGGTAAATCGCGTTATCGTGGGATCGTATACCCGGTTGATTACCGTGGCAGGGTCGATAACCTGCGGAATAACACCCTGTTGAAGGCGTTGGGCTCATGATCACAGGTATTGAAATCATGCAGGCTGCTCTTCGTGAACAGACGAAGGTTCCTGTGGTGTCGAAGGTTCCACGTCCACGCCCTGAGATGTTTATCCGCGTCGATCAGGCAGCCCCACGTGCTTTATCCCCTGTGCAAGATCGTGTGCGGATCATAGTGCAGGTGTATGGATCTGATATTGAGCAGGTCCTTAACTCGTGCGGGTTGGTTCGTTATACGTTGTCGAACCTTGAGGGACTACACCCATCATGCTTCGGCGCTGACGATATTGAAGGGCCAGTTGAGTTTCCGGACCCTGATATACCGAATGTTTACCGGTGGCAGATCACCGGAGTTATCTACATCGCCTCCACTTACTAGTGGGGGCTTTTTCTATGCCAAAAAGGAGGCAAAGTATGGTTGTGAAGAAGGCTACGGGTGATCGCCGAAACCGGAAAAATGTTCTTGTTGGCGCACCAAATGTTACTGCGTCTGGTGGCGCGCTGATCGGCAACGTTGCGACGTCAGCGGATATCCCGGGGGATGCTACAGAGCCGTTGACGGAGGCGTTGAACGCAATCGCTGCTGGCTATATCGGCAACGATGGCGTGACTAAGACGGTTGACCGTCAGACTGAGAAGATCAAGGGCTGGAATGGTGATACCATTGTCGTCTTAACCTCTGAGCACACGGTGACATTGAAGCTTACGTTCATGGAGGCTGCTAACGCCGCACTTCTGAAGGCTGTTTATGGCACAGAGAATGTCACTATCTCCAAGGCTGGGGGCATGGAGAAGATTAAACTTGTGGAGAACGCTGACGCGCTTCCGCATAACTCCTACACCTTTGAGATTAAGGGCGCTGAGGACGCGAAGATTCGCGTGTTTGCCCCTGATGCTCAGGTCACCAGTGTTGGTGATGTGACTTTCGTGAAGAACGATGTCATCAAGTATGAGGTTGAGCTTGAGTGCTTCGCGGATGAGAACAATGTGAAGCTGTACCAGTTTATTGACCGTAAGGCCGATGACGAAGAGACCGCTGGTGATTTGGCGTCTTATAAGTTCACTCTGGCTGGCGCTACTGGCGGCACGTACAAGATTTCCGTTGGGTCTAAGAAGACCGAGGACCTCCAGTACAACGACTCGGCTGAGACTGTGAAGCAGAAACTTGTTGCTACTGGTGAGACAAAGGCCAACGTTACCGGTAGCGCTTCTAATGGCTTCACAATTACTGGCGTTACCAAGAAACCAACTGTTGACGGTTCCAAACTTACAGGAGGAACCTTCCCTAAGTCTTCGGTAGAGGTTTCCTAGCCGTCGCATGGCCCCGTGGAATACGGGAGACGCCACGGGGCCACACCCAATAGTCTCCCCATCATTTCCCATAACAAGAAAGGTTTCCCACCATGGCTCTCGAAAAGTTCCACTTCACCACCTCCGAAGGCGTAGAAATCACCGTCCCATACTTCAAGGACGCTGTCCGCCGTAAGGAAATGCGCAAGGTTCAGAAGCTCGCTAAGGAAGCAGGCGGCTTCGAAAACCTCGACGATGATGTTCTATATGAAGCTGCGAAGCTCGACCAGTCGACCATCGACGCTCTCGATGAGATGACGATGCGTGATTATGAGGATTTCAACGCCCAGTGGACGGAGGCGTCTAAGACGGGGAAATCCTCAGCCTCCTAGAGGCGTGTGACACTGATGAAGAGTTCCGCGAAGCCCTAGAGTACGATTTTCTGTCCTTGGGGCTTCGTCTTCGTTGGGTGGGCGATGACGATCATGATGTTTCATACCGTGACCTGTTGACGATCGCCCATCAAGCGCCGCGCAGTTCGGCTGTGATGCGCAACCTTGACCCGGACTTTTACCAGTGGGGATTACAGGAGCATCTTTTGGCATCGATTGCTGACGCTGTTCGCACGGTTAACTGGCAGCTCGGCGGCAAGGAAAGTAAACGCCCTGAGCCGTTGTTGCGGCCAGGTGTTGCGGGCTATGAGTCGCTGAATCAGCAGTTTGAACCGTCGGAGACAACAGAAGAGCCTGCTGAGCGCGTCACTCAGATGGAGATGTTTGAAAACCCCGACGCTTCGGGCACGTTCTACGGTGTTGCGACACCAATTGATGAACTTAACGAGTGGCTTGGGTGGACAACGGAACGTGAAGAACCGGCTGTGTTGTCGCGTGATGAACTCATTGTCGCTGATTACGCGGCAGGTGGTGCGACTTATCGGGTCCTTGGTGAGAAATACGGGGTGTCTGCATCAACGATCGGAAGGATCGTGCGCGCCCACACATAACGACAGGAGGGCGAAGCAATGGCAGTAAATGCAGCGATTGCTAACGCATGGATCAGTATCGTTCCTGACACCTCGGGAATCGCACCAGGGATTAAATCAGCGCTTAGCAACCTTGACTCGGTGGGCAAGTCTGCTGGGCAAGGCCTCGGGTCTAGCATGGCCGGTGGCTTGTCCAAGGAGATGTCGAAGAACGCCATCGGTGCTGGCAAGGACGCTGGCGCGGCGCTGGGTAAGGCCATGGACGATGCGATGTCTAAAGCAGCATCTAACCTCGGCAACAGTGCCGATGATGGGCTGAAGAAGGCAGCTCACAAAGCCGGGACTGGGTTTGGTGCTGAGCTTAACGATGCTGTGGAGAAGTCCACGAGCGGGTTGGGTCGTACGCTTGCGTTCGGTGGTGTTATTGGTGCTGTTTCATCGCTAACGACCAGCGCGATCGGCGCTATTCGTGGGCTTGCTGGTGAGGCTGTCGCAGCGTCCGACGCTACGGATAAGTTTAAGAAGACGCTGGATTTTGCCGGTATTGATCCCGGTAGGCTCGATGAGCTGACGGCTAAAGCCCGCGCCTATGCCGATGCTACTGTGTATGACCTTGGCGATATTCAGAACATGGTCGCACAGCTCGCAGCTAACGGTGTGAAAGACTACGACCAGCTTGCAGAAGCCGCAGGCAACTTGAACGCTGTCGCCGGTGGCAATGCTGAAACGTTCAAGTCTGTGGGCATGGTGATGACCCAGACCGCTGGTCAGGGGAAGCTCACCACGGAGAACTGGAACCAGTTGTCTGATGCTATTCCTGGTGCTTCTGGAAAAATTCAAGAAGCCCTGCTGAAGGCCGGCGCGTTCACAGGTAATTTCCGTGACGCGATGTCTAAGGGCGAGATCACGGCTGAGGAATTCAACGCAGCGGTGATGGAGATTGGTTCGCAGCCTGTCGCGGTGGAGGCTGCTAAGTCTACTGAGACGTTTGAGGGTATGATCGGTAACCTTCAAGCTGCGATTACTGGCAATTTGGCTGATGCGATGAATCAGTTGAAGCCTGAGATCGGTGCGTTAGTCAACGGGTTCACTGGTTTTGCTGAAAAAGCTTTGCCGAAGGTTGTCGACGGTGTAAAGCTCGCTGCTGATTGGTTGTCTAAAACAAAGACTTTCCTCAAAGAGAACCACACGTGGGTTGTGCCGCTTGCCGGCGCTGTTGTTGGTTTGGCTGGCGCCTATATTGGGTTGTCTAAGGCTTTCGCCATTGCTGACGCAGCTAAGGCCGCTGGTGGGCTTATGGCGATGTTCAAGGCCACACAGTTGGTAACGAACATGACGAGGATTTGGACTGGTGTCCAAACTGCGTTTAATGCTGTCATGGCACTGAATCCTTTAGTCCTCATCGGTGTCGCGCTGGCTGCTGTTGTTGCCGGTCTTGCCCTCTTTTTCACGAAGACAGAGACCGGACGGGAACTGTGGCAGAAGTTCACTGACGGACTAAAAGCAGGGTGGGAAGACATCAAAGATGCCTTTAACAGTGGGATTGAGTTCGTTACTGGTCTTTGGGATGGACTTGTTACGAAGATTCAGTCTTTTTCTGGTTTTTTTGATGCCTTAAAGGTTGCTTTCTCTACGGGGTGGCAAATAATCAAAGACATATTCGCTACTGCTTGGCTAGCGCTTGTGGCCGTGTTCACTGGCCAGTGGAATGAAATCCCTGAGATTATCTCTGCCGGGTGGGCGGCGATAAAGGCGCATTTTTCCGATGGTGTTGAACGGGTCAAAACATTTGTTGTCGATATGGCCGCAAACCTGTTTTCCAAATTCTCGGATATTAGAAGCGGTACTGCGGCTAAAGTTTCAGAGCTCGTCGAGGCAGTTAAACAGAAGTTCTCCGATATGCGTGAAAACGTTGTTGGAACAGTCAAGGAACTGCCTGAGAAGATTAAGGGATTTTTCTCTGACGCCGGAAAGTGGCTGGTTAACGCTGGCCGTGACGTGCTCAACGGGCTGTGGGACGGCCTTAAACAAAAATGGGCAGATGTTAAAAACTGGCTTGGCGGTGTGAAAGACCACATCACTGGTGTGTTTAATCGTGCCTCGTCCGGGGCGCGTTCACAGATCGGTGTGGCGCACGCTAACGGCAGTGTGGTTCGCTACTACGCCAACGGTGGGATGGAGAAACATATTGCTCAGATTGCGCCTGCTGGCGCGTGGAGGGTGTGGGCTGAGCCAGAAACTGGCGGCGAGGCTTATATCCCGTTGGCGTCGTCGAAGCGTGCTCGGTCAACGGCGATTCTTGCCACGGTCGCGGACAAGTTCGGGTTAACGCTTGTTGGCCGCGATGGGCGTGCGTTGCCGGCTTCCGCCTCACGATATGTGGCTGCAACGGGCAGTGTGTTCGCTAACGGTGGCATTGTCTCCCCTGACGATCTGCTTCGTTTCGCTAAAGGCCAGTCTGTTAACGGTGTTTCTGCTAGTTGTTCGTTGGAGGGGGCTCCGTATGTGTGGGGCGGGTCGAACTGGGGTGATTGCTCTGGTGCGATGAGTCAGTTCGCTGCTGCTGCTAGTGGTGCGGCTGATTGGCTCACTCGAAAGTTTGCGACCATGTCCCAAGGTGTGTGGGCACGTGCCAATAATTTCAAGTCTGGTCTTGGTTCTGGTGCTCGCTTTGCTATGGGCTTCTTCAACGGCGGGCCTTATGGTGGGCATACTGCTGGAACGATCTTCTGGGCTGACGGCAGCCGCGTCAACGTCGAAATGGGCGGCGGTCGAGGCAATGGCCAGATTGGCGGCGCTGCGTCGGGTGCTGATGCCCCGCAGTTCACTGATAGGTATTGGATCCCCTTGGCTGGTGGGGTAGGTGGTCAGTTTGATCAGATCGCTTCCACGTCTGTTGATGGTGTTACAACCGATTCTGGGGCGAAGATTGCCTGGGGCGAAGCTGACTCGCTGGCTTCGGCGTGGGAGTCGGAGAATAAACGGCGGGCACGTATCAACAAACTGGGCCTGCCGTTCAAGATTTACGACACCGGCGGTATCCTCGGCCACGGTGGGGTAGCGATGAACCTTTCCGGTAAACCGGAGGTCATCATCAACAACAACCAACTGTCGGCTATCAATAAGCTGGCTAATAACGTTGGTGCGTTGGTGCAGCGTATCGGTTCGAGTATTGGCGCTTTTGGTGCCACGGCTGGAGTTAAGGATGTTCTTGGTGTGGCGAAGATGGCTGGTTTTGGTCAGATCGTCGAGTACATCGAGCCTACTGTCAACGCGTTTGAGAAGCTGCAAGACTCGCTAATTGTTCAGCAGGATGCCGCGTCTGCTGTGGTGCAGGCCGAGGGTAATTTGTCGGCTGCGCGTAAAAATGGTGATGTGGCTGCGATTGCGCAGGCCGAACGGGATTTGGCTAAGGCGCGTGGCGTTGCTATGCAGGCCGCTAAGGCTACTGGTCTTGCCCAGATTGAATTGATGGTCACGATTGCTCAGGCAATCGGCAAGATTTTCAAGAAGATTTGGGAAGGCCAGGTCAAGGCCCAAGTTGGTGTGAAAAACGCCATCGTCGGTTCGCTCAAGGCGGTGCAGGAGTGGGGTGCCCTAGTAGCGCAGCAACGTGAAACCGTCTCCAAACTGCAGCAACAGGTCGTGAATGCTCAGATTGCGTTAACAAAGGCAACATGGGATACACGTCTGGCTCAAGCCGATCTTGCGCGCACACAGCTTGAGGGAGTTAAGTCGGTAGCACAGGCTGAGGCTAAGCTCCAGGCTGAACGTGATCGCCTAGCCCGTAAGGGGGCTATGCATTGGAATGACATGTCCCTCGCATATGATCGCTACCGCCATGCGGAACGCCAGGGGATGGCTGACCGTCTCGGTGATTATGTTCGGGCCACGCCGGAAATTTTGGCGCTTGAGCATGAAGTTAATGCTGCGAAGCTGTCCGCCATGGCGAAGCAGTATAAGGCTGCGTTGGCGGGGCTTGAGGCTTCGCACGCTCAGCAGATGGCTGCATTGAATTTGGCACAGTCGCAGTTGCAGTTGGCTCAGCAGTCGGCGCAGTTGGCGCAGATGCAACAGTCCTATTTTGGGATGAGTCAAGGCGGTGCGCTGACTGGCGCTAATACTGCGATGTTGTACGCGGAGAAGGCTAAGGCTGAAGGTAGGGCGAATCGCGGTTTCTTTGGTTGGTTAGGGTCGTTCTTGACGAATCCTCTTGGCACGTTGAAGTACGCGTTTGGTGGCGGTAAGAAGGCTGATGCGGATTATGCGCGGTTCTTAGATTCTGAGATCGCGCGCCGTACTGCTGCTGGCAAGGGCCTCTCACAGACGATGGATCCTGCTTTGGAGGCGCAGGTTCGCAAGCTCTTTGCGATGGGGCTTAATGAGCAGGCGCAGAATCTGATCCGGTCGTCTGCGCTTGGTGCACCGCAGCGTGCTTTGGACGAGGCTAAAGAAGATCAAATGCTGCTAGCTATGAAGCAGCAGGAAGAGGCGCTGAAAGCTTCTCAGAAGCGTCTTGCTGCGTTGGCTGAGTTTGAGAAGAAGGCTCAGTCGCTTCGTGAGAAAGCAGCAGCTGCTGAAGCTGGCGCAGCGTCACACCAGTATTCGGCTGACGCTTTGCGTGAGAAGAATCCTGCTGTTAAGGCGGCGACGGAGGCTCTGGCGCGGTTCGAGGCTGGTCGGGCGCGTGATTATGCGGCGTCTGCTCGCGGTGAGAAGACGGTTCTTAACCTGACGGTCCCCGAGCAGGAGTTGTACACCAAGGAGCAGTTTGATGCTTTATTGAAGATGGTGGAAAAGATTCCCGGCATTGAACTTCGGTTGAAGCGGATTGAGGCGCCACGTCGCCCGACTGCTTCTGAGGTGATGGCGGGGACTGTTTTGTAGGTCGCTCAGATGAGAGGTGTAGATAGTGTCAAAAACATTGGTGTGGGTTGGTGCCGATGGGGTCGAATGGCCTTTGACCGGTGATGAAATCCGAGGTGTTTTTGTGGAGTCCCGTACCGTTGGTGATTTCACTGGAGTATGTGAGATCACGTCTACATCTCTCATTGGGGTTACCGGTGAACGTGTTGGTGCGCACGACGGGGAAATCAAACCGATTGAGTTTGAGCTTGGGCTGGTGTTTTCTTCGGCTACGAAGTTTGGGCATCATGGCGACCCGTCCGAGCTTTTTCATGACTTTTGTAGGGGGTGCTCCTCTCGTAAGAAGGGGTATTTGAAGATTGTGGACACGTTGCACCCTACGGTGGTTTTGCCGTGTGTGGTTTCGAAGGTGCCCGTGCTGGAGCAAATCAATAAGCGCCAGGGAGCGTTTCGTGGGGCGTTTAAGTTTTATTGTGATAGCGGGTTGTGGGTGGTTCGACTTTCAGAGGGGACGCAGCATATTGTCACGGTGACGAATTTCGGTGAGTCTACGATATACCCGAAAATCAGGTGGAAGGGGCTAGGTGGTGAAGTAAAAACCCCATCGGGTTCAACTTTTATTCTCCCACGCGTGGATGATTGGCGTGTTGTGTCGCTGGTTCCTAAAGGCTCTGGCGAAGTACTTGATCTTGCTGGGGTTCTTGATGAACCACTGTGGAAGAAGATTCGTGGGCAGGTTGTTTTTGAGGGGGTGCCCGTGGATGCTAAGCGCACGTATACGATTCCGGAGGGTGCTGAGCTTATTTGGGAAGTGGGGGTTTTGTCACCATGGCTGTAGATAAGTTTTGGGAGCAGGTGCAAAAACACAGTGTCCAGAAGATCAAAGATGAAGGCCGGTGGGTGTGCCTCGCTGACGAGAATTGGAAGCCTATTTGCGATATGCCGGCGTTGATTGATTGCAATGCACGTTCGGTACGTCTATCGGCTTCGGATATTGAATTGTCTACGCCCGCTTCGTCGAATGGTATCCCGCATATGGTTGTGGATGAGCTTATCGCCGAGAATCTTGGGGTATTTTCGGAGCGGGGAACGATTGAGCCGAATATGTCCGCAGCGCGAAATATTATTGTACAGACTGCTGGTAGCCGTTCCCGACAGGCGTATTTTATTTCTCATACGCTTGCTTCTGGGCGGGGGGACGTTCCGGAGACTATCGCCCCCTCTGGTCAAGATTTGATTGGGTTGTTGGATGTTACGCCGTGCCCGTCGGTTCCTCGCAAGTGGGGTAAGGAACCTATGAAATGGTGGGAGCAGGACGCTGGGGGTAGGTATTCGAAGCCACGTTTTTATGGTGCTGTGGAGATGGCTGATTCCTTGGACGGTTACACCATGAATGGCCCTGCCGTGCAGGTTATTAAGACGTTGGTGCAAGATTCTGTTGATGCATTGTGCAGGCAGATGGGGTGGGATAACCCCCATATTGTTGTTGACTGGTCAACATCAGATGAGTCGGATGAGATTTTCATCCGATTGAGTGACCAAACTGTGTGGGGGGCTATTGCCGACCCCGCACGTATTAGTGGAGTGACTGTCACAACGTGGCTATGGTTCCCCGGTGATGATCCTATTTTGGTGCGCCCAGCATACAAACAAGAACCTGTTTTGAGGTCTTTTGACCATCCTATTTGTGTAGTGCGTGTCGAAAAGTCTAGGGAGGTCGAGTAGTGCCTTTACCTGCGCTTATTGCTGACGGCGGCGAGTTGACTGTTGTACGTCGGCTTGCTTTTTTTGTTTATGGGTATTGGGATGTTGATTGGCCTGACGATTTTGAACCCCCCAAACTTGAGGAAGGGTTACGCCTCGGCTATGTAGGACGGCTGAACGAGTCTGATCCTGGCCTTTCAGCGCGTCGTTTTATCCGTGAAGACGTTTCCATTACCGCAACTAACGACCAGACTGAACCACCCGAGTTGGGCACATCGAACGTTGAAGAAATTTTTGATACTGCGGTCTCTAAGGCTAGTGGCGAGGTCTTTTTCGAGAAGGACATCACGAACGCTGGCCTTGGCAGGCTTCGCCCTTTGACTGATTTTTTCGTAGGCGATCGCGTCCCCGTATTTCTATGGGGTCGCATTTTGGCTGGTCAGTTAATTACTGCGATTGATTGTATTGGCACGGCGACGGAGCCTGTCGGCTATCGTGTACACGTTGGTGGCCAGGTTTTGGGCGATGCGGTTGCCCGCGCACGCCAAAAGAAGGATATGCAGCGTGATATTGCTGCGGAACGTCGTGCGCGTTTGCGTGATGTGGGCGGGGTGTCTTCGGTAGCGTCTGCAGCTAAGGATGCAGCAAAGGTTGCTGACCGGAAGGCCGAAGACGCTGACGCGAAGGCGGAGACAGCCGATGGGAAAGCCGAGGATGCGCTGGAGAAGTGGCGTCAGCAAAAAGATGAGCTGGATCAGGTTCAATCTGAGCTGATCCGCAAGAACGCTGAATGGAACCGGCTTCAAGACGTAGGCTTGAAAGAATTGGAAGCCCAGCAAGAAGCGATGAAAAGATACGTCGAGCTGAGCAGGCCGGGCACGGTGACTGCGGATTCGTGGGATCCGGTATGGGCTGGCCCAGTGCAGGTCTCATACCCCTCGCGGAATAGAATCCAGCTCTACCTAAGTCCATCCAATGCCATTGTGGGTGCGTCGGTACTGGGTGTAGCGCGCGTCTCGGCCTTGAGCGGGTATTCATTCTCTTTCACGGCGGATATTCGCGCCGGCGAGACGGTAACCCCCAGCGTAGGAAGCTTTGAGGCTTTCCAACAGGTGTCGGTAACAGTGCATCCGATTGTCAATTTCGCAGCCATTTTGACCGAAGAACGAAGAAAGAGAGGTCTGCAATAATGCCTAGACTTGCAGGAAAATTGGAAACAATCACAAACACACCGTCGAGGGTTCGTGAGGTGCTTTTGCGTGCTGCACGCACGCGCACAGCCGGCAAAGCAGTCATCGTGGATGAGCCAGTGCGCATCACTGTCGATGAGGCGGGCGAATTCACGGCGGATATCGCGCCGGGTGCTGCTGTGCTGGTGCTGGTCGGTGCGGATTTTATGGCCCGTGAGTCAATCCCCCTGCTGGTTGCGGAGGGGATGACGACGATCGCGGAGGCGATGGAGGCTGCTGAGACGTTCACCCCTGATGTGCACGACCGCCTTGCGGAGCTTGCGGCGGAAACGCAGAAGAATCTGGAGGAAGCCCGTGGTGTTAAAGCTGAGGCTGATAGCGCCACGGCCCGTATGCGTGAGGCTGCGCAGGCTTTGAAAGATTCTGTGGATGGTTCGATTGCGGAGGCTACGGCGGGAATCAAGAAAAGTGGATCTGCGCTTCTAGCTTCTATGCAGGCTTTGCAGTCTAAGGCTGCTTCTTCTGAATCTGAGGCTAAGGAGTCGGCGCAGGGGGCGGAGGCTTCCCGTTCTGCGGCGTTAGCGTCTGCGTCGTCTGCGTCCTCGTCTGCTGGTGAGGCGGCGGAGTCGTTGGCGGGTTTGCGTGCGAAGATTGAAGAGTGGAAGCCCCACGGGGAACAGTTGGCTCAGTGGCAGCCGCAGTTTGAGTGGCTGAAAGAGAACGCGGCGAGCGGGTTCACTAAGATCGCGGAGTTGATGCAGGATGCGGCGGCTAGTGTGCGTGGTGAGCTTTCGGGTTTGGTGGAGCAAGCTAAAACGGCGCAAACCACAGCTGGGCAGCACTCGCTGAAAGCACAGGCAGCGGCGAAAGATGCAGAATCCGTGGCCACTCGTGTTGTGGATGCTGCGATTGCGAAGCTCAAGGGTAACGCTCCTGCCATGCTGGATACGCTGGAGGAGCTTGCGGAGCGTGTGAAATCTGGTGGCACGCTGGAAGCGGAAATCATCCAGAAAATGTCTAAAATGGCGGATTTAGAAACCGTGAAAAAACTTGTCGCCCGCCTAGATGGTCTTACGATTGCGGGTGTACAGGGGCTTTCGGCAGCGCTTGCGGATAAGGCGGCGGCACGTCATAAGCATGGCACCTCGGATATTAACGGTCTTGATACAGAACTCGCGGGGTTTAAAGGCGCTTTGGCTGAAAAAGCCCCGCGCCAGCACGAGCATACTCTACAAGAGATTTCGGGGCTTTCAGGAGCTATTTTAAATGTGCGAAATGAGCTTTCACAAAAAGCATCACAACAATACGTGAATAGTGTGGAGACTGAAGCTAAGCGCCAATACGGGCGAATTAAAGATATATCGGTGGTCAATTCCCTTCCCGCTTCCCCTGATGCAGGCACGATCTATTTGGTAAAGGAGCGATAGTGATATTCTCCGGCTCGTCCAAAATTAAAGAGGTATTCTACGGTGACACCCGCATTAAAGAGGTCTACGCTGGGGCGGATTTGGTGTGGAAGCGGATCACGGACACGGTGAAATTTGCGAATGGCTGGGATGTGGATTTTCGCAAAGCAGCTCCAGAAGGATTTAAGTCACAGCCCCGTTATTCGGCTACTATCCGTGCTGATAAGGACGGGTTTTATGATTTCCACACTACTGGCCCGTCAGGGAGGCTGTATCTGTATAATGGGCATGAAGAATTCGCTATCATCCCGCTGACACGCGGGAATGGTGGGGTGCGCGTTTTTGTTCGGCATACGGATCTGATTTCTTTTATATTTAATGAAAAAAATATTCCGATCACGGTCACCGCGAAACCGTCTACAGTGAACGATCCCCGCAGGACGGTGGTTCTGAATTATTCATCCACGGATCAGATCGAGGATAGCGGTTGGGGCACCGCAATCCCTTCAGCCCGCGGCCGTGGTGTAAATCTGAAGCCTGGGCGATACTGGCTGACCAGCAGCAAGGGCGTATATATTAATGATAATTGGGTAAGGGACCCTGGGGGCTGGGTTGATTTCCACAGCTCCGCAAGATCGAATATTCGGCTTTATTATCGTGATGTGCGAGCGTACCTCGTACCCGGACAGAAACTGTAACCAAAGCACCCCACGTAGGGTGCATTTTTTATGCCCTCACCAACCGAGGTGGGGGCATTTGTACTTAAACGAGGTGATGAATGAATGAATACCGTCATTGACTTTTCTGCTGGAGTCCCGCCAGCAGTAGAAGTAAAAGCAGCTGGGCATATAGGTGTCATGCGCTATATTAGCCCACCACGGCTGAGCTGGATGACTGCAAAACCAGCAACCCGCCCCCAGATCGGCCGCTGTCGTTCAGCAGGGGTCGATGTCGGATTCGTCTGGCAATACGGTGGCGCAGATAACCCCGATACTATGCGCGGTCGTACCGGAGGGCACGCAGATGCTACCAGCGCCCAAGCCAAGCTCATTGAGCTTGGATGCCCCCACCACCCAGTGTTTTTCGCTGTGGACTTCGATATCTCGCTTGACCAATGGAACGCCACAGCAGTCCACTATTTCAAAGCCGCATGTGAGGTCCTTGGACGTGATCGCGTGGGGATTTATGGGCATTCTCGTGTGATCTCGTGGGCTGTGGAAGATCAGGTAATCGCTGATCTTGGCGGAGGGAAACATCTTGCGTGGCAAACCCCTGCATGGTCAATGGGAGAGCGAGCCACAGAGGCTGTTCTTTACCAAGGGACAGCAAACGTCAAAGGTCCAGCGGGCATCAACATTGATGTCAACGAAGTGCTGCATCACGAATGGGGGCAGCACCCAGTCGGTGAAACCCGCCTAGAGAAATCACAGGAAATGGAGCTGGCAATGAAACCAAACCCAAATCACAGGGGAGATCCCTTGTTCCTCCCTGATATGCTCAAAGCATTCGGGGTGAAAGTCCAAGAATGGGACGGCTGGCGCGACCGAGGGCATGGAGATTTCACCGTTATTCAGGGCGTTTTTGCACACCACACGGGAACGGACAAAGACATTCCTGGATACATTGCTGATCACCCTGAGCTGGGCTTGTGTTCACAGATTCACCTCAACCGCGACGGCACGGCAGTAATTGTCGGCGCAGGAATCGCCTATCACGCAGGGCGCGGATCGTATCCGGGATGGCCTACAGACAACGCAAACCAAGTGGCTATCGGTATTGAGGCGGCATCTAGCGGAACTAGCCCATGGCCGCCAGCCCAGCTCGATGCCTACTACCGCACATGCGCTGCGATCCTGTGGTACCTAGGTAAACCGGCTACCCCGCAAACACTACTGGGGCACAAGGAGTATTCCGGTGCTGCACAAGGCAAGTGGGACCCAGGCGGAATCGATATGAATGATTTCCGCCGCAATGTGCAGCACTACATCGACAATCCACCATTTCTAGCAGCTGATGCTGCTCACATCACGAAAGAAGAAGACCCGATGATCCAATCATTAATTAATCCGGCGAAGAAATTCGCCCAGTCCACACTCATTTCCATTGTCGACGCGACCTGCTGGCAGATTCTTGTGCTGGCTAAGGCCATCGCCAAAAAGCAGGGTCTTGATCCTGATCAGATCCTTGCTGACGCTATCACCGCTGATCGAGAGGGGAAATAATCATGGCTAATACTGATATTCAGGCTGCTGTTACTCGTGCGCTGGAGTCGCAGTCGTGGTGGCTGCGTCGTAAGGATTCTTTGACTTCTGGCGCCGGTCTTGTATTGCATTTCGCTAACCTGATTGTAACTATGCTCGGTGATACCAATCCATGGGTGAACGTCGTCGTCGCTGTGGTTATCGGTGTCGCACAGCTTATTATCCACGCTGGAACAAAGGGCGCTATTACACCTTCTATGGTGACGCGGATCGACAATGCGGCGCCTCCGTCGCCAGTGTTTGATTTGGATAAAGCTCGCAATAGTCTTGCTGAGTCGGCGGGGTGATGCCCTATGCCTATTGAGCATTTGCCTCCTCGTGTCCAGCCGACTGCCCGCCGTGTGCGGGCTTTTTTGATGACTGATTCCACGGCGTTGCTGTTGTTGGCTGTGGTGCAGCTGGCGGTCGGGGCGTATTACTTGCCGCATGTGCTCGGTGATCCGCTGTATTGGGAGCGTCCTGTGGAGTCGATCATGCCGATCACTGCGTGGGCATGGGTGCATATAGCGGTTGGGCTGTTGTGCCTGGTTGCTGCTTTCACGGGCCGGGGGCATATTGATGTTGTGGCGTTGGCTGCAGCAACTGGCCTTAATCTCTCCTGGACTTTTAGTCTTTTAGCGGCGGCAGTAGAGCATGATCAAGCGGTTTTGTGGTTGGTTGGTGTGCTTATTCTTGCCATGACGGTTTCGCTGATGTGGGCTGTGTGGCGTGGTAAGCGTGGGGATATTCCTTTGGCTGAGGATCAGGGTGGGAGCCGATGAGTGCTATTGCTGCTGTGATTTCTGCTGTCGGTGGTCTGGTGACTGCGATTGGTGGCCTGTGGATCGCATGGGTGAAGCTTCGGTCTGATATGCAGGCCGCGAAGGGCTCGCGCATGGACAAGCTTGAGGAGCGCCTTGACCTGCTGCAGGAGCGTTATGATGCTGAGCGTTCGAAGCGGATCACTGCCGAGAACACAACGCACCGTCTGAAGCTGGCTTTGGTGACGCTGATCGATCATGTGGAGGCGATGCATGAGTGGGTGATGGGGGGTGCTACACCTCCGCCGCCGACGACCCCTGATCTGACTGAGGCGAAAGCGCTTGTGGTGCGCTAA